CGGTTCGGATCCGTGTTGTCACGCTCGACAACCAAGTTATCTTTGAATGCTGCGGCGTTCTCGACGAGACCGTTGAATTCATCGATCGCGTAGAGGGCCACGATCTCCGATTTGATGACCGACGGCGTGACGATCGCCTGCCCGACACCGTAGCGCGTGCCGTCGTCGGCAAGCTTATGGCGTGGGTATTTGGTCGTGATTGAGTACCGCATGTTGCGGAACAGCCGCGTCAGCGTGGCCATTGTCGAGAGAAGTTCATAGGCGTCGTCGGCCATGCCATACGTGTTGAGCTGATAGGTCGTCGTCTCACGCAGGATCATCGGCGGTCCATCCGGGCTCGCCTTGTGCGTTGCAATTCCCGCGGTAGCAAAGACCTGCAATTCTTGCGCAACCCAACGCTGATGCAGCGGGGCCGGCTTGACGCCGGTGAGTTCGAGGGTCTGCAACGGCCGCGCCGGGTCGTTGAGGAAGGCGCGCGCGCCCTTCGAGCAGTAGGCGGCGGCCCATTCCCAGACCGGCGACGGCGAGTCGACCTCGATCCCGAGCGCGCTGAAGATGCCGTTGTTCTGGGTCGCGCTCCACGCCAGCATTTCGGCATAGCTGTCTCGGCGCCCCGAGAAGATGATCCCGTACATCTGGCGAAGCCAACCCCATCGCCCGCCGTCATCGAAGCCGTATTCCAGCTCCCATGCGTTCAACGTCTCCTGATCGGTGAACGGGAGCGCGACATACTTGAAGTCCAGAACGTTGATGTTGGTGATCGCCGTGTCCCAAGTCGGCAGGCCGGTTCCACCGGTGAGCAGGCCGCCCGTGGTCGCGTCGTTGAGAACATTGCCCGCCGGGAAGGTGAGGGTGATGCCGGGCGGATAGTCCTCGCCGCCGAGATGGCCATAGTAGTTCGCTGTAATGTAGATGTCGTTGCCGGTGATGCCGTTCCATTTGCATGTCAGCGTGACGATCGGGCTGGGCGGTGTTGCCTGCGAGGCGACGACTGGCAGATTAGCGTCTTCATTGATCGCCGCCATGATGTTCGCGGCAACCACATCCGCCGTGTCGTCCTGATTGACGCCGACCTGAAGAAACTGTCCGGCGATATACAATGCGAGGGTACCGAAGTCGGTCGCCGGCCCGTTCACTGTCAGATCGCCATGCGCCTTTGCGCCAGTCGCCGGATCTACAATCGGAAGTGCCCAAACCTCCTGCGCAAAACTATTATCGTACCAGCGAGCAAACATCTGCGCCAACATGCTGCCCTGGCCGAACGCCGCCTGCGCAGCGCTCAACGTGCCGATCGGAATCGGAACGTTCGGCGTCGCCGTGCCGGCGAGCGACGATCCCTGCGGAGCCGTGAACATGTAGCCGGCCATCAGCGCAGGCTCGCGCGTGACCGGAAGACCGGCCATGGACGGATCGACCTCCAGGTAAAACAACGGGATCTTCCAGTTTGCGGGGATATTGTTAAAAGATATCGGCAAGTTAGCCTCCTATTTGTTTGCTCGCCACAGATAGAACAGCCCGCCGCGCGGGCAATTCATTCTATTTGTTAGTTCCCTTCATTCGCTCATGATGACCAAGATGACGCTGACGACCAGCGCCGTGAGGATGATGCCGAGACCGAGGACAAACATGTAGATCGAGCCAGTTGGCATCGTCACTAACGCATCGTGCCGTACCGAAATTGCAACCATGATAAACCCAGCCAACATGGCGACGACCAGCAAAATTCGAAGCGCCATCGCATCGGCTTTTTTTGACAGATTGTCGCAGCGCCGCTTCGGCACATCTGCGATTGTGATCATCAGATAGAGTTCGATCAAATCAGCAGTCATCGGAGTCAAGCGCCTGCATCTAATAAAGATGTGCGTGTCCCATCGATGCTTGTTTGTTTGTTACATGCGCAATCCGGAAAAACCGGAAGTGCGTTTGCTATAACTACGTGCGCGGGTCGGAATAGTCCGGCTTCGTAGGCTGTTTGAAAAGTAAGGACTACAAAATGGAACGTGCAGTAGCAGTAAAGAAGCTTGCCAAAATTCTGGGCAAGACGCTCGGGTATAGAGTTGATGTCAATGCTCCTGACGCCGAGCAACGAGCGGAGGCACGGGCACAGCTAGCAGAAGCGCAAGCGGTGCGCGACAAAGCAAAGCAACTACGCGATGACCGTTATAAGGTCATCGTCGCCGACAAAGAATATCAAGACCTTGTTGCCGCACACAGCGCGGCAAAGAAAGTCGCGGACAAGCTCTCGTACAAAGCGCATCACCACTACAAGTTCACCGTTGGCAACTCAAACGGAATGTTCTTCCATGTGATGGCGCAGGGCGATTCCTGGGAGGAGGTCATCGAGAAGCTTGAAACGGAGCGAACGACGGCGGATTGAGAGGGCAAAGTCGCAATCCGCCGCCGCCGGGAACGGCCGACACTCCGGAAGCGAGTCATCAACCGTCCATCTGCGACGAGAGTCGATCCTGCGTCGCAAAACAACCAAGGCCGCGCCTTTACCGGGCGCGGTCTTTTTTTGCCCGGTTAGACGTCACCGCCGCCGGCCTCGCGCCGCTGGTGTCCGGTCATGCGCTGCGGAGATTGGCGCCTCGACTGGCCTTCTTCGGCGGGAGCCTCCGGCACAACGATCTCGATATCCTTGTCGCGCAGGCGGCGTATCGTGAAACTGTCCTTCGGCCAAACCGTTCCGGCATCACCGCCGGTGAACCCGCCGACGATCGGATGGCGCACGAACTGTTTTGCGATATCGGTGATCGGCCGTACCTTAACGGTGTGGCGATATCTCTGCGGGCGGTTGGTCCGCATCGTCTGGCTCAGTGACGTCATGACCTTGCGTGCCATCTCTCATTCTCCTTCAAGTGGCATCAAATGGCGTTACGATTAGTTCTGGTGGCGGCTTCGGCTTCGCGGCTAGGTTGGGGTCGTAATTTGGATCGATCGGATTGGGAGCGGGCGGAGCGGTCATATCCATGTGCGTGACGATCGGCGGCAGCTCGTCGGGCGATCGCATCTGGGTGTCGATGTAGACGCTGTCGAAGTCATCGGTGACCGGTGGCGGGAAGGCATCACGTGTGACGCATGTGGCTTCGTATCGCAATTCGGCGATCGGCGTTTCATTGTCGCGGCCAGTGGCCCCGAATATATGCCGCCGCGTGCCGCGAATGACGCCCTCGATCTGATAGCCGTTCACCTCCAATTTGGAGATGTTGGGCCACAAGTCATTCATGATTTGGCACCAGCTTATATCAAGCGCGGCCTCAGCCATATCTGGATCGTTGTTGCGCACGATGACCGAGAAACCGATGCGCGCATGATGAATGAACCGCACCTCGGCGGCGTTGTAGTGACCGTCCGGCACCATGGTTTCATCGACCAGATAGACGCCCAGGTACGGCAAGTGCAGATCCATCACCGGCAGCGCCGTGGTCTTGCGCTTGGTGAAGCTGGCAAAGAACGGGTCGGCCGCGAGCGCGTTGAAAAATACATCGCGAATTCCGAGCGAGAAGCTGCCAGTGCTGGTGCCGTTAGTCATGGCACCGCAGTCGCGATCTTGCGGATGACGAGCGTAGTCTCGCCGCCGCCGTTGGAACTGCTGCTCATTACCTCGAAGCTGCCTTCCGCCGGCATGTTTCCATCATTGGGAATGTCAATCACATCTTTCTGCGTCGGCACGATTGGAAATTCAGCCTCTAATATATCGAGGATCGTTTCTTGATCGATGAAGATCGTGCCATTTTCGCCAGGCACTTCCTTGTCCTGCGTGTCGTAAATCCCGCGCGCGATATAGGCACCCGCCGCCGGCTGTGACACTACCGGCGTTACTGTTATCTGCCGCGCGAACACGTCGAAGGTCGGCGCGTAAATCAGGCCGGAATAGTCCAGTCCCATTGGAAGCTCTCAAGGAGGCGTTACGCTCCGCACGACAAGATCTGTCATGCGCTTGTGCAGGTCATCCCTGGATTTTGGACTCAAGATCGCGCGGCTCATAAGCGGCGCGCGCCGCCGTCCGCGTTGTCCGGGTCGCCGCCCAATTCGCCAAGCCCGCTTGCGCCAGCGGCGCCATACTTTCGTGGTGGCAACGAGAGATGCCGGCGTATCGGTAAACGTCCGGACGCGGCGCAAATCCTCGCGTTGCCAATCGGTCAATTCCGCCGGCATGGTTAGCTGGAGTTCTTCGAGCCCTTGGGCCATCGCATCGAACTTCGCAAGAAGCCTATCGATCGCATCATCATCGACGGTGACTGGCATTGGTCGCGCTCACGCATTCGTCTGCATGTACTTTGCCAAGAGGCGGCTGACCGAAAGCTGCACTGCGGTTTGTCCGCCCGTGCTGATCGTTTTGAGCAGTAACGCATTAGGATCGAAGAACTGCACGCGCGCATGCTTGTGCGACAATGAGCGAATGCCTTCGATGCTTTCGCGTTGCTGTTGCCGGCGCGCCTCATTCACCAACAACGCGGTCGCGTGCTTCAGCGGCAACGGCGCATCGTCCGGCAAGATGTATCCGCCGGTGTACGTCACAACGGCGGGCTCTCCCCACCCGACATAATTTGAAAGCTTGCCGGTCCGTTCTTCCAGATCCCATAGATCAGGAGTCAGTTCGGTTTCGTTCATCAGCACCGTCTCGATATCGGCGGCGGCGACCGGCCAATGCGTCAAAAATAATCGCGGCCCGCCAATTTCGGGATCGACCTGCATCTGGCGCCAGCTCTCCTCCACCTCCTCGCGTGCAAAAACGCGATTGCACATCAGTGCAACGATATCCGATTGGATGCTGATCTGCATTGTCAAATAGGCGTCCTGCGACGTATCCGTCAGCAGAATGCCGGACAAAAGCTTGCACTCATCCAGCGTGACCAGATCGGTCGTCGTCGCTGGCGTGAGGACGTGAACGGTGACGTCAGCCATTTGGTTTAGCTCGTCGTAGCTAGCTTCACTGCCCACATGGCCGCGTCCTCATAATGCGTTTGAGCAAGCGCAGCCAAGCGGGGATCTTTGCTTTTGATCGTCTCGCACAGATCGATCAGTTCGGCAGACTTCTGCTTGATCTGATTGACCACGGAATCGTCGGACGGATTGAATTTTACCCTGACGCGATCCTGACCCAGTGACATGTTTTGCGCTCCCTTTTATGGCACCACCGCCGTCGCTGCCGATGTCGCGGGCGTTGAGCCCTTGCTATTGGTCGCCGTCACGGCGCAACTGAGGGCGTTCGTCTTGTCGGCGGTGACGACAACGTAGCTGCTGGAAGTCGCCCCAGAGATATTCACGCCCGCGCGCAACCATTGGAAGACATACGCGAGACCACCGTAATTCCATGCTCCGGTGGAGCATTGAAGCGTAGATCCCACGGTCGCCGAGCCGGTGATCACCGGTAACGTTACGTTCGCCGGAAGCCCCTGTTGCCACGCGGGGGTATTGGGATCGAGCGGCGAGCCGTCCGCAACCTTGGCGACCACGGTGTGACCCGTAGCGGCTTGGTCGTTTTCCGCCTGCGTTCCGGTCGGATTTACTGCCATCACGCGCCCCTCATTTTGCCTCTGCGATGAATTGCTCGAACAACCCGCGCAAGGCCAACGGCGCGCCTTCGCTGCCATCGGTCATGATCGGGGTCGCGGTGTAGGTTTTGCGATCGAGCTTCCACTCGCGCAAGGCAGGAGCCGATTTGCCGGGCTCCCCGCTCCTCCCGGCCGGTCCTGCCGCTCCGGGCGCGCCAGCCTCGCCCCGATCGCCGCGCGGTCCGGCTTTGCCCGGCTGCGCGATCTGCTGCCAGTCTGGGCCTGGGCAGATGCCCGGCTTGTCTTTTCTGGCAACGAAGGCTCCGCCGTTGCGGGCCACGATATCCATCGCATCGTAAATCCCCGATTCGATATAGGTGCCCTTGATCGTCAGCCCCCGCGCCGGCGGAGCTGCGGCCGCGAGGCATGTCCAATCGGCGTGGGGCGGCGCATGCTTGGTGTCGCGCACGGCCTGATAGGTCGAGCCGTCATATGTGACCACGTCTGCGCTGTAGTGCACCGCGTCCGGGGCATAATGTTTCACGTGAAACAACTTCCCGACTGGTCCTTCGGGTCCCCGCGGGCCGGCGATGGACTCGCCCTTCTCCCCGCGCGGGCCGGTGATTGAGTCGCCTTTCTCTCCCCGCTCGCCTCTTGCGCCCACGAGCCCCGGCGGTCCGATTACGCTTTCGCCGCGCTCGCCGCGCTCGCCGCGTGGGCCGACGACCGTCTCGCCCCTCTCCCCGCGCTCGCCGCGCTCACCCACGAGCCCGGGCTGTCCCATCGGGCCGGGAGGGCCGAAATCTCCGCACGGGCCGGGAGGTCCGACGATGCCACGTTCGCCGCGCTCCCCGCGTTCCCCGGGCTCCCCGGGCTCACCAGCCAAGCCATCGAGCCCGTCGGGGCCACTCGGGCCGGGTTCGCCCTTTTCACCGCGCGGGCCAACGATGGCCTCGCCCTGCTTGCCTCTCTCGCCCGGAAGTCCTTGCGCTCCAGCCTCGCCGCGAATTCCGCGTTCCCCAGGAGGGCCGCGCAAACCCTGCGGGCCGATTGAGCCGTCTATACCTTTCTCGCCCTGATCCCCCTTCGGCCCCGGCGGCCCCGCAATCGACTCGCCCGGATCGCCCTTTTCCCCACGCTCGCCGGGGAGCCCAACGATCGACTCGCCCGGATCGCCCTTCTCGCCGGCGACCCCTTGCTCTCCTCTCAGGCCGATCGCCCCCGGAGCCCCGTCGACTCCGTCACGGCCGTCCTTGCCGTCACGGCCCGCTGGCCCCTCGGCGCCGTCGCGCACCAACGCGACCCGCTCGATGACCATCGTGGTCAATTCGCCAAGCTTGGCGTTAATCGCCGTGTCGCATCTGACTCGCTGATCTATTATCTCGGCACGCAGCTCGGCAATCGTGCGGCCTAGCTCGGCGACCGTGCGGCCGGCCTGCGCTTCGATCAGCGCACGCTCACGCTGCCATTGCTCCTGTTGCCGCGCGCGCTCGCGATGCCAGTGCTCTTGCTCTTGTGCCAGTACTTCGGCGAGCGTCTCGCGCCAAACATCAAGCAACAAATCGCCGTCTGGCTCTGGCTGCGGAGTTTCGGAGTCGAGTGACTTGCCGTTGAGTGCTTCCATGGCGATCTTTCGCGGGCGGTTCTTTCTTTGGCGGCGGCGGTTCTTTAGCGGGCGGTAATGGAGCCGATGGAGTTGCCGGAGCTGCTGTTGCCGAAGGCGCCGGTGGAATCTTTCCAGCGACCGAGAGCGGAACCACTTGGGCCTGAACTCTCGGCTCGTCGCCATAAGGCACGGCATCGTAGCCCTCGATCGCGCGCGCTTCATTTGGCGCATAGATGCCGCCTTGAACTCCCTTCACCAGAGCGTCGATGCGATCTTTCAGAGCCGATCGCAGCAACGCATCGGTATCAAATTCGATGTAGTCCTCGGGCTGTCCTTTTAGCTCATAGAGCAATCCGAACGCTTCTTCCACGTGATTGAGTACAAATCCAAGACCGAGCGAGATCCAGCTCTGCATCAACAATTCGACCGACGAGTATGTCGCACCGCCGATGCCAAGGATCTGCAAAGGAATGCGAAAAGCGAGCGCAATGCGTTGATCGGAGATCTTGGCGATCTCGGCGACTTTGCTGTCCTGACCGGCCGATGTTGTCCATGGCTGCAATTTCAGTCCGGCAGTAAGAATTGGCGTCCCGCCCTGATTTATTCCGCGCGTTTGCTCGTTCCATCGATCGCGCAAATACTGAACTTGTTCCCTGTCGAATCTTTCATCCGTCGTCAGCACTGCGCTCGGACGCGCCTGATTCTGATAGAATGAAATCTGTTGTTGCAAGATCGAATCGGTCGCAATGATGTCGGACATTGCCGCCATCAGCGGCGTTTCGCCGATCAGCGGTCGCGGTACGCGGTAATCGGTTCTCAAACGAACATGCAATACATCTCGCGCCGGAACGATGATCTGCTCATTGCCGAGCGTTTGGGCGATAACGTCGTTGCCGCCCAATCGGTAAAAGATATCGCCGGTCACCGCGAGCTGTGGTTTGCTATATCGCGGGTTCATCAGATGCAGTTCTGAGACTTCATAACGATCATTGCGCAAGGCCAAGGCATAGGCGTTGCCCTCGCGAAACAACGAATCCGTGAGATTTAGCAGAAAATCGCTGATTGTCTGATAGGCGTTCGGCTTGCGCAGGATGCGCGAGACGGCAGAATTTGTGACGCGTGTCTTGCCGCCTTTGTTGTTTGATCGCCAGTGGTCTCCAGGACACATGGCAATCGTTTGCGCGTAGGCACTGATGCAGGCTTCAACAACAGCCGAGCGCTCGCCGCCGATTAGGTTATACCCGAGCTGCCACCAGTTAGCGTACGCGCCGGCCTCCGCCGATAACCAGCCGCCGCTGAGCGGCATGGGATACGGGCCGGGTCGATATGCGCCCTCGACGGCGCGCAAGACCGGCGCGAGAACGCGTGCCACAAGGCCCTTCGGATTCATCGGCGCGCGTTGCTCTTCTTGAAAAAGATGGGGATCCCCGATTTCCGAAAGGGATCCCCAAGGTCAGGGAGTTATTACTCGCCGCTGGTTCGCGGTGGCGTCGGCCGATGCTGCGGTTGCGCCGTTCGGGTCTGATAACCCGACTGAGCCGGCCTTGCCTCCGACTGTTTGCTCTTGGCGGCCTTGCGGGCTTCTTCCTGCTTTTGTTGCGCTACCATGGGCGACTCTTCTTCCGGGCTTCCGTCCGGCTCTTTGTTCATGACATGCTCGCCCATCGCCGCGGAGTCGTTTTCGTCCTGCGTCGGCGTCGGCTTGGAGTCAGCTTGCGGCGGTGCCGCTGCTTTTTCTTCTGCCATTTGTAGTTTCCTTTCCTTGTTTGTGCCCGTGGCGATCTAATTTACCACGTCACCGCTGCGATATTTGCAACGACTGGCCTTCTGACATACCAATTGATTCGCATGATCAATCTTAATGCGAGCGAATCGGTTTGCCAGAGCGATTGCACCGGTGCAGCAACAACCGGAGGCGTTCCGGGCGTGCCGATTTGCAGCGGCGTCGTGTCTTCGAAGTGAAGCGTGGCCTGATCTGAAAGTTCAAATCTTGGCGGCTCGGCACCTACTGCAACGAAGTCCGCAGCGTCCAAGATCGTCATGCTTCCAGGCGGAACGGTGCCAGAGTCGATCACCGCCATACCATTGAGCCGCCCGGCTTTCAACTCGGGTGCGAACAGGAAGTCGCCGGTGTTCGGCGCAACTGTGAGCATCAGCGAGTTGACCTGTATCGGGTTGAGCAACCAAACAGGATTGCGAACATTGCCACGCGTGGGCGTGAGCAATGCGTTCGTCATCTGTTTGATGTCACCGATGATAGCGAGGAACCCGCCGCCAGCCGTGGCGGTGAGCGGGGTCACGCCGTTGAGCAATCCGGGCGGCCGTACAGTGGTCGCCGGATTGGCATCGAGGAGAACGCTATCCAAAGAGATCGCCGTGTCATTCTGGATCGCGTCACGCAGCAACGACTCGATTGCTGGCGTACTAAAATCCTCCATCTCTTTGGTGTAGCTCGTGATCACGGCCAATTTTTTTGGCGTGAGTGTGACAGAGGTGAAGTGTCCCTGCCTCACTGGGATCGGTTGTCCCTCACCAACAAATGATCCGGCAATCGTTGGCGCGGCCGTTCTGGTCGGAATGACGATACGTCCGTTCCGGCCGAAGTCGAGCGACATGCCCATGCCCGCAAGCCGCGGATACACCGACTTCGGATAAAGCAGGTCCATGTAGGGCCCGACCATCTGGGTGACCAACTCCTGAGCCCAGCCGGCTACGTTGGTCATCGCCGGTGCGCTCGCCGCACGGATCATCCACTCCACCGTGCGCATGGTCGGCTCGTGGTCGCCGTAGCTGCGGCGGCATTCCTCCTCGGGCGAGCGCTGGAAGACACGCGCCCGCAGCATCACGACGCCCGCCCTCACCATCAGATCAAGAGGCTTGGGCTCCGGGCTCCCAGGCGCGGCAAACACGGTCGCCCGCGCCGGCGTCGGATCCGCTTGACCATTGCCGGTGCCAGTGGTCGCCGCCGGCCGTGGGGGCTCTGCGGTGCGAACCGCAACCTGACGTGAGCCGCCGCCGCCGTTGACCGAGCCGACAATCTGCCGCTCGGCTTCCTGATATGACGCGAGCTGCTTGTTGACCTGACCCAACTGCATCGTCAGATCGTTGGTAGTTTCGAGATCCTTGTCGCTGATGTTGCTGTCGTCCAAGGAGTTAAGATGCTCATCGAGAGCATCTCTTAGAGCGGTAACGCGGGATTGCGTTTCCGCGATTCGTTGACCGAGCGTAGACATTGCGCCCGTCCTTTCTTTCTGTTGCGTACGACGATGAACGGCCTGCTCGCCGGTGAAACCGCGACGCCGGGATCGACCGTCCTTAATGCCATGCTCGGCAAAGACGACGTCCAGCGTTGCGGGAGAGACGTTGAGCGACTTGGCCACGGCCAGCGCATTGGGATTGGCGGGAACAGATACGAGTGAGCACTCGACCAGTTCTTGTTGGAGATAGCGTTGTGCTGCAAAGAACGATTTATCCGATGGGTCGAGCGGTTCGCTCTTGCTCGGTCGGAAACCTACGCTGACCGCCTTCAGAATGCCGGCATCGACCAGCTTCCTAATTTCATCAATGCGTGGGGAAATGCCTTCGGCGGCCATTTCAAGTTCGCCGCGCAACGCTTTGTTTTCTACGCGCACGTTCCTCCATCTTCCGATCGGCGCGTTCGGATTATGGTTGAACAGAGCGACGGGGTTTTTCTGGAATGCAGAAGTGTCCCAGCCCTCCGTGCTGATAATATCGCCCAGTCGATCCGGCGTCTCATCTGACAAAATGAATGCGCGGCCCTCGACCGGCGCGGCATGCGTCTTGTGTACAATCTTCTTCGCGCTGCGATCTTCCCACATGGTCTGGCATGCCTCCTGCGCCTCATCGTCGCTCACTTGCGGATCGTCGTCGAAAAGCTGATCCATGCAGCGATCTAAAAAGTCCTCGTGCGACTCATCGTCGTCGGGCGGATCAACATCTTGTTTCGCTTTTAGGCTGCGCGCGACCTTCTCTGATGGTTCCCATGGACCGGGATGCTGCTCTTGTTCGCGCGCATGTTCGTTCCAGCGGGTCTCACATGAATGTTCGTCGCTCGTTTTTTTGCACCGTGCCATGAACCCGTCGTACGTCTCGCCCTTCGTCGGCTTCGGCGCATCGGCCAGCGATTTATCCTTCTCGCGCCATTGCGTGAGACAGATGGCGACCATTTGATCTTGCGGCCGGTCGGTATCGCTCGTCGCGAGTTCGTGCATACAATATTCCATCCACGCATCTTGGCTCTCGCCTTTCTTCGGCTTGCGTAGCGGCATGGGATTGCCTCCTCGCGAATTTTGCTGCACTTTACGGGCGTCGCGGTGTGAGCCGCGATCAACAGGGCGGCCACGGACCAAAAAGCTCGTGTCACCCAATAGCGTGCTGTCCGGGGCCACCTTCTTCTTCTCGCGCCTGCCCTTCCCGCGCTCCGCCCATTTTTCCTGATAGAGCTTGCGCCGCTTTTCCCGCGCTTGCGCTGTGTCGCCGTATCTGGCCGCCGGCGAGAGCCAGTAAGGCAGCTTCTCATCAAGCTCCATCTGCAAGATGTCGATGGGCTCGGGCTCAATCTTTGGTGCAGTTGTTTTCATGCCGCGTGCTGCAACGGAACGTTACTAAGTCCTGGCGCGCCGCCTGCCCAGGCATCCCAGCCGCGCCAAGCGGTTCCGGCAACAACAACTTCGTGCTCGCTGTGAATGTTGATGCCGTAGGCTGGCACCGAGACCGCCGCGGTGCGCGGCACTTGCGCGCGCAAGGTGATTGCGGTTCTGTTATGTGACTTCCAACCATTCGCAACGGATAAATCTGTCGTGGTTGACGCCGCGCCATTGCGCTCGACTGGTAAAGTCGGCATGTATTTGAAACCGTTAACCAACTGATGCGCAGGATAATGCTTGAAGGTCTTGTCGAATTTTTCTGCCGGCATATCGATCCCGCGATACAGATTGAGCGTTTGGATGTGGCCCTTGTCGAGCAAATATTGTGTGGTTTCCCATTTCGCGCGGACGTAGGCCTTGATGCCCGCGTAGCCGCCGATGTCTTCGTAATACTTATTTGCACGGGCTTTGATGCCGCCCGGATCAAGATCGGTGGCTGTTTTCAAATTCATCCGGCCGCCCAGTTCATCCGACGTTGCCAATTGCAGCAGCTTGCCGTCGTCCGTGACCGAACTGTCCTTCCATGCCCCCCACAATTTGCTGTCGATCCTTGCGATGCGCGCGCGCAATACGTTTTGCCCGACTTCGGGCTTTGTCCAAAATTGTTGCGCTAGCTTGCGCTCATTGAGGACCTGTATGGTGCGCTCGACCGAGAGATACCGCGCGAGCTTCTGCGTCCGCTGATATTGCGCGCCGCTCGTATCATTCAACGGATCATATTTGGTCGGCAGGGCATCGATTTCCATGCCGGCGACTTCGGCCGGTGCCTCCGCATAGTCACCGGTGCCCGGTGTCGTCTCGTCTTCGATGACGCTGGTATGCGCCTTGGCCCATGCAAACTTGTCATCGTCGTCCATTTGGCCGAAGCCCTCGCCGGCCGACTCTGCGGCGTTCTCCGAGACCCATTGCGGCACATCCATCGAGCCGGCTTCATTGTCGCCTTTCTTATCGAATGCCTTCTCAAGCATCTTTTCGATTTTGGCTCGCATGTCGTCGGTCAACAGCTCGTGCCCCTCGACTGTTTCAAAGCCCGGCAAATTGATTTGCGCCGGATCTGGCGACTTCAGCTCGTCGAGATATTTATCATCCCATTCAAATTCCGGATCCTTCAGCGAGCCGCCTGGGTTGCCCTCGAAGTTGATCGTCACCGCTTTGAGAATTTGCTCATTGGTGAACGGTCCACGCTCTGGGAGATCTAGCTTCGCTAATGCATCCTCCGCCCATTCCCGGTCGGTCCCGTCGTTGAATTCTTCTGCAATCTTCTCGCGTGCCTCGTGCGGCGCATACTCTTCGTACCAGTAATCGCTTTCGCTGCTCTCATAGTCGCTCTTGGCCCAAGAGACATATTCTTCTTCGACCTGCGACTGACCGCTGGTGCTCAGCGCCCACCACTCTTCGGGCTCGTATGGCGGATCACCGTCTGGTTCGTCATCTTCGCTCGGGGGCGCCGCTTGTGCAGCGGATTGGCCGACCGATTCCGCGGCCATCGTTTCGAGCTTCGGGCGTACGCTCTGATATTCTCTTTCGAGCTTCCGCGCGGTGGCCCTATTCCATTCGTCGCCGCCGACGTTGATCACCTCCGGATCTAGCTTCGGTTCGTCCGCACTCGCACCTTCGCCTCCGCCGCCGCCCGTGCCGAACTGGCCACCTTCGGGCGATCCCGCTGGCACGCGTGGATGCTTGGACTCGTCGAACTCGCGCAGCGCCGCCAGCGCACGGGCGCGGACGTCCGCCCATTCCTTCGCCCCCGCGGGCTTCTTCGCTATGCCGTGTTCTTTGGTCCACTTCTCGGCTTCTTCGAGCAGCTTCGTGATGCTGATGTTGACGCGCGCGATCTTGATGAGCTTGTCGTCGTGCAGATTGTTGTCCTGCGCATCGATGCCCAACGCGCCGGCCCAAGTGTGGTGGCCGTCGAGAATGTAATCGTCCTTCGAGATCACCAGCCGCTTGTAGAAGCCGTCCTTTTCGATGCGTGCCATCTGGGTCGCGACCTTGGCGCCGTCGATCTCGGATTGCGTCGCGCGCAGATTGGCCGCGTACTCGTTATCCTTTTCGACCTTGTAGCCTTCCTCCTTCAAATATTTGATGAACTTTTTGGTTTGCTTGGCCGGGATCACCGGCATCTCGACGCGGGGAATTCCAAGCTGTTCCGCGCAAAAAAGGTTGGTGCCCTCGACGCTCACGTTGCAGAGATTGAAGCTCGGCGCCTCTTCGCCTTGTTCGGCCATCTCCGCCGCGGTCTCGCCCAGCCTCTTGATCAGGGTCGATATCTGCTTGGGCTGCTTCAGCGCAACCTTGCGATTTTCGAACAGGGCGCGCTGCGCGTCGTAGACGTTCGACGTGTGAATGACGCCGTTCTTATCGACATACGCATGCTTGGAATAGCCTTCGCCGGGATGCTCGCCCTTGCCGCCGCCATCACCGCCGCCGTCCGTCCATTTACCAGATGGATCGCGCGGCTCGTCGCTGACGTCGTGGCCGCCACCGCCAGCCTTTGCGGTCGACTCTAGCAACGCCGCCAGCGCCCGCGCGCGGACCGCTGCCCACTGCGCTTGCCGCGCCTCGCCGCCAAGCGCGATCGCCTCCATTGCGAGCTTCCGTGAGTTTGGCTAGAACTGCGTTAGGCAAGGCATGGCATGCTTTGGCGTGCCACAGGCAGGGCATGGCGGGGCCAGACGCGCTCTGGCGCGCCCTGGCTGGCTTATGAGGGGCATCGTTCACGCGGTGCCCCTTTTATTTGATCACCACTTCGTGTTGCTGACGACCGCGACCGCCTGCGGCGACCGCAATGCCCAGGTCACCGGCTGAAAAAGTTTGATCGCGACATTCGCCGTCTGAAACATCGATTGCGCGGGCGCCGCAACGGTCGGCGGGCTGCCGGGCGTGCCGATCTGCAATGGCGTTGTGCCTTCGAGGTGTAAGGTCGCTTGCGTCGCGGTCTCGAAACTCGGCACGCCGAAGATCGAGACCAACGCATTGATCGCAATTGCGATCACGGTGCCATTAGGAATCACCGAGCTTGTAAAAACCGCAGAGTTGAATTCGCCGTACGTGCCGAAGCTGCCGTAGGTGCGCAATTGCAACGCCAGCGCTTGACCCATTGAGCAGATAAACAGCACGTTGGATCCGCCGGCGACTGGCGCGACGGAATTGCCGAGCGCAATTATGTCGGCGGTCATCGCTTCAGTCAGATCAGCGTTTGTAGATGCCGTTAGCGGCGTGAGACCGTTAAGTATGCCGGCCGGGCGCGTGGCGTCGGCGGGCGCGTTTGAAAATAGCGCGGTGTCCAGCGAGACCGCGGCGATCTCGCTCAACATTCTTTGCATGATGACTTCGATCGAGGCTTGTGAGAACAGCTCGGAGCTGATCACGACAATCGGCGCGATCTTGTGAGGATTGAGGGTCGCTCCGGTGGTCGCACCCATGACCACGGGCTTCGGCAAGCCCTCGCCGACGAAAGCGCTCACGCCTGTTGGTGGCGTAACGTTTGGGATGATGATCTCGCCCGCGCCGCCCCAGGCGAGACTGAGCCCGGCGGAAAAGACTTTCGCCGCAGCCGATACCGGTACCAGCGCCGGCAACACCGCGGTCGCGACTTCGTACAGTCCCGTGCCGCCTAGCGACAACGGTGCGGTGGCCGCGCGCGTGAGAATTGCCGCCGTCTGATCGAACGGCCAGATCCGTTGCGCGTGCTCGGTTGCGCTCATCGAGCGGTCGATTCGCGTGAGCCCCGTTGCGATGGCCGCGCGGGCGATCGAAAGCGCTGGATTCGGCCGGGCAAATACGGGCGTTTCCACTGGAACTCTGGCGATTTGCTGGTTCATGGCTGGCATGCTCGGCTATAACCCATTGATTTCAATGGGTTTCCCATATGGTTAAATTCGTGGTTTACACTTGTGCCCTAGGCCATGATGGCCTATATTATGTGGTGAGGAGCGAGACAAACTACCCGCTCCGGACGTGCCGGCCCCGGTGGGGCGGTGGACATGCAGAACCGGGAAAGTCCTGGCCCTTGGGATCGAAGCCAAAACGGCTGCCGCCCCTGGCGCTTCAGTCCTTATCCCATCGGACCGACCACAAACCTGCGAACAGCAGGGGCGGCCCAAGAACTTCCGAGAGGGGGCGAAAGAAAACGGTGCGGCGGCTTTCGAGTCGCTGCATCGGCGATCGGATCAATGCGATTGGGTCCGATCACCGATGCAAATTGCATCAGCTCCCCCGGTGAGACCGCCGACGATTTTGGCACGAGAGGCGTTGCCTACGCCCCCATCGAATCGCGTCGGTCTTTGGCACGTCGGGAGGAGAGGCACAACGGTCACCCGCGCTTGCAACGCGGTTTCCTCCAACTCGGAGTCGATTGTTGCGGGGTGCGCTCCCCAAGTGGAGCGCATCTCGCCGCAGCAATTGCTGCCCGCGCTTTGCAACGCGAATCTGAAAAAATGGAGTCACCAATGACACGCGAATTCGAACACTATCCGGGTTGCCGCTTGCGCGATCCCGACAATTGTTCCGGT